AAAAACGTTATCTATATTAATTATATTAAATATTCAATCGGTTACAAGTTATAATTATAGCAGTATTCTTTATCTTATGTCAATGACGGTTCGTAAAGTTGAAAATCAAAAAATCAAACTCACCTTTAAGGTAAGCTTGATTTTTTACTCTTTACATTTCTTAAAAGGTTTTCATGGTTGGGCTATCATACTGCTATTTTGGATGCCAAACTGCTTCCCTGCATGATCAATTGTATAATTATCTTTATAAATTAGTTTTGAGATAGGTACAATCTTATATCCGTCTTTTTGAAGGCTCTCTATTATACCAGACAGTGCTTCTGGGGTATGTAAGGCAGCGTTATGGAACAGTACAATAGAACCCGGCTTTACTTTAGAAAGCACTCGTTCTTTAATTTGGGATGCAGGTATACCTTTCCAATCTAAACTGTCAACATTAGAAACAAACGTAATGTATTTTTTATGTTACAAAAAAATAAGCCCCACCTCCAAACGGAAGTGAGGCTTTAAGTATTACAGAAGATTGACCACCTCCTAAATAATAGGTGCAGGAGCAGTTACCTTATCTTTTAACACGTTAATTTCTCCGGCTACTGCTTGCCGTAAATGGTCGATATCCTCAATGGTTAAGTAAGGGCAAATTTTAAGTATTTCAGTTTCAAACATATCAATTTTATTATAAATGGTTGCTGCGGCCGTTGGCGTAATTCTAAAGTATTCATCCACAATCCCCCATACGCTTTTAGCAACTATGAGGCTGTGGTTATAGTCTTCTGCCCCTGTCTTGACCTGTATGGCGTTGATTTTTGCACTTGCCCAAGTTGTTAACTTTGCAAATAGAATCGGAATAAGGACAAGCAGTAAGCTGACAAGAGCTGTTACAACTGCTTCTAAGATTTGTTTTAACATGATTTTTTTCTCCTTTAAATAATATTTATTTCATAAACATATTAACTAAAACTACTATAATGCCTACGATAGCTGCTGTTCCACCGATTGCAGCATATATACTTTTTACAGTAAGTTGGCTGCCTTTTACAGTGCCTTGTTGTCCTGAAATATAATCTACAAGTGGTTTTAGAGATTTTTCCATTCCCTTAACTACCTCTGCTAAATCATCACGAGTAGCGTAAATACCTGTTTCTTTGAGATTTTGTTCCCTCATAGCGTCATTACGCTCGTCCTTGTAAACCTGACTTTCACGAGCTAATTCAAGTGCTGTTAAATCGGCTGTTTCTTTGATTTTAAGAGCCTTTTCTTTTTCGACATTTACTTCAGTATAACGTCTATCACGTTCCTCTTGGAATTCCTTATCTGCCTTTCTCATTGCTTCATTATAAATAGCATAAGTTTCTATTGACCATTCAGCTGTAGCAGGCATTTTCCTCCCCCCCTTTCGTTAATTTTTAAAATCCAAGTTTCCCAGCATAAGCCACGTAGCCACTTTTACTTTCTCCGCCTTTTGCTGTATCAAAAAGTACACAATACCCACGACTATCTTTAAACAAAAATGTAGCTTTTTCAGCAGGGAAAATTGTACCTGATTCTTTTCCAGAACTGTCACGGACAACCTCATTTGTCTTGCCATTCACCCATGCTTTATACCATCTATTGTGCAAATTTGCTTCATCATTTTTTATAAAACCATGGGCATAACGTCCAGCAGATAAAGGATAATATATCTCTAACAGCTGTTGATCATACAGGCAAGAAACAATACAAATTTTGTCACCAAAATTCACTCTGTGGTCACCAACAGGAACACCATTACTTCCTACAACCACGAAGGTTACCCCTGCCGTTGAGTTGTATTCGTGAGGCATAGAATTTACATGATAGACTTCTGCGTTCCACTGTGGCACTATCACAGGCTGTGAGACAAAAGGCTGAACTATATTTACTATAGGCGTAACTACAGGCTGAACTACATTCACTATTTTACTTATATCTATAAGTCTTTCATCAAAATTACTTAAATCTGGATTCTCCTGATACTGCCTTGCAAATACATTTATGTTGAGATATGTTTTTGTAGGTTCATCAGCATATTGTGCAAGCCATAGATCTGTCTTGTCAAAACTGTTATCCAAGTAAGTTTCATACATATTCTGGTTGCAATACAAAAATGAATTAGATACTCCATCAAGAAATTTATGAGTTATTTCACTTATATTTGCTGGTATGATTTTATTATCATATATATCAGATTCAAGATCTATTGCATTTCTGAATGTGACAGGGTATTTTGCGATTAGAGCATTAATCTTATCTAACTGAATTTGAATATCACTATAAAAATTTATATAATGATAAAAGCCAAATGGTTTATTTAAAACGATACATTGAGAAACGTACTCATCTATTTTTGGATCGTATAAACCAACAGATCTTAACCCTCTAATAATTAAACCATCATATGCTGAAAAATTTATGTCTGAATCGTATGAAGATATGTCTCTAATGTTCATTTTTTCCTCCTTTACAAGTTAAAACTTACTTAGCATAGTTCCAGCTATTTTACTACCAAATAACGACCTCCCATTTGCATTAGGATGCGTCTGGTCAGTGGCACTATCAAAATAATAGTTGCGAGTATATTTATTAAATCCTAACTCATTGTAGGCATCCAACACAGGTGTTTTTAGCTCTTTACCTATTACTTTTAATGCAGCGCCAAAATCATCTAAATAATAACCTCCGAGTTGGTATGTATCACTGTCTTTGTCATGCCCTGTATCTAATCCGAAGCGGTAGATTGGAGTAGTGAGTAATACTTTAATTTTAGGATATAAACTCCAAAGTTTGCTACATATATACCGCACCGCACCAGGATATCTATTTTTATTTAATAAATTGCCCACATCATCAACGGGACTAATATTACCCCAATCATTTGTACCGTAACTTAGAGAGATATAATCTACTGTGTTGAAATTAATCGCCTTTAAAGCAGGTAATCGAGTCAAGGCAAAGTAAGTAGGTACTTCTGTTGTTATAGCGTCTTGTGGAGCATAATTTCCGCTAACAATAGCGTCAATTAAATTACACATGCTGAATGGTAAAAAATTAGCGTTTAAATGGTTCCCCATAGTACACCCACCAAACCCCATATTAACAGTAGTTAGACCCGTGACTTTATTTATATATGTTGGCACGTCCGTTGGTGGAGAAAAATTCCCAATAACACTATCGCCAAAGCATACCATAGTTTTCCCAGCAAGCTTTTTAAGTAGCGGAAAGCTGGTATCAAGATTAACGTAATTTATTATACCTTGCTGTGTACTAGATGCGATGTTTAAGTTTGGGATTACTACAGCCCTACTACCAATAGCGGGTTGTACTTGGTATATATAATCATTGGTTTGGCTATCAACAAAACTGTTATATCTTATATATGCACAATTACTTGGAGTTGTAAATTTTCCACCTGTCTTACCGTTTAAAGTTACTGTGGCAGATGATTCGGCGCCGCTTATAAATACATTTGCTGATGTGTAAAAAAGGATTGAACCGCAAGCACCATAGATCAATTTTCTAACATAGATTGTAGATGGTAATACAGCTACGTAATTGCTATAAAGATAATTGGTCGTGTATGCTGTTGTTGCCACACTCCCATTAGCTGGGTTTAGATACGATCCTACAGTGTCTAATCGTAAATCACTAGTATTAAACGCATTAACAGGAACAAAATCCCCGGCTGCGTTAGTGTAATCATCTATACTTGCAAAAGATGTTTTAACTGGGGTCACGCTCAAATCGGAAATTCCTGTGCTTTGATACGTTCCACCTGCTGTCCATGCAGAGCCATTCCAGTAATACCAACTACCATAATTTGTGCCAGTCGTTGTGACTGTAAAAGTAGCCGCTGAACCAGTTGTCCCAGCACTAAAAACAGATGGAATTACTGCACCTGAAACTAAGTTGGTGAATGTTACGTTAGTCCCAGTTCCACCAGTCGCCCACCCTGTATAAATAGCAGCTCTTATCTTCGTTGCAACTGCCGAAGTGGTATCTCCTGATGCCACCGCAACTGTTTTAGCAACGCCGTTAAGTGTTACTGTCACATTGCTTGATAATGTAGTTGCTGCGGTTACGTTTAGAGTATCAACTTCATACACATTTCCCGCAATAACATAAATACCTGTATTACCAGCCGGAAATGCTGCTTGCAATGCTGCGAGTGTGGAGTAGACAGCCTTTGGAGAGCTACTTGCAACTGCGGCGATTTGAGTGTTAACATCGGTTTGATTTGCTTTTAAGTTAATAGATGTGTCAAGAGGTGAGCCTACTTGCGCAGATTGTGCCGCTTTCGAAACATCGGCAGAATTTATATTATTTACATTGCCGTTAGCATAATTCGCCTGTAGCATATCACCACCTGTACCGGTGACGTTAATATTAACAGTTTGACTATTAACTCTTGTAACCAATGCACCACCGCTACCTGTAATGGTGTGAATTGTTTTAGTTTGCACTTCGCTCCTTAAAACTTCAAATGCCTGCGGATATATCAATGATATTGCGTTAATTGGTAATTTGCTTGATTGTATTACAAGGCTTTTGCAATCCGCTGTCTTGCGAATCGCATAACTCCCTATCTCAATAAGTTCAAGGCCAATAAGCGAAACGCTCAACCGCCCGGGTATTGCTACCCCTTGCCTAATTGGCATGTCAATAACGTTTGCCACTGCATCAAGACTTTCGTCATATGAACCGCTTTCGCTAATAATTTGTAGTCTAACAGTCAAACCCTGCCAATCAGTAGGTACTGCAACGTGTAGCATAACTGCTTCATTTTCTCCTTGTATCCCTGCATCTGTTGTGGGTAACGCTGTCACACTATCAGTCGGTAACAGTGTATTTCCGCTGACTGCTAAATTAATTGTTTTGCGTAATATAGGCATTTATTTAACCCCCCTGCTTTTTAAAAATTCTGCCGTTGCTACTTGTTTGGCTGTTGCATAAGCTTTTGTAATCATGCTTAATTTGTCGGGTGCAGTGCCAGAAACATAGTCTTTTGCTCTTGTATATTGCGAATTATTGAGTAAACGTGTAACACCCTTTTTGGCTGCTTGTCCCATTGTTTGTTGATATTTTGTTTTCTCTTCTGGTGTCATGTAATAGGATTTGCCATTGCTTCCCTTTACCAAATTTGGAGCAGATGAAGGTAATGCTGATGTATCATTCGTGGCATCATAAAGCCTTTGAACTTCTGTATTTACTGAATCGGTTTGTTTTGTGCCTATATATCCAGGGCTTAAAAAGTTAGTTATTGCTCTTTGCGCTATCCCCCCATTACTTACAGGTTGCCCCCATAAATCTAATTTGTCGGGTAACGCATTTGAAAGGAAAGGCACTTTTGCAATGTTCTTGTTTATTCCAAGTAGGCTATTTACAGGGTCACTTGTTGCCGTATTTTTTCTATTAGGCTGCATTGTTCTTGTGATCTGGCCGCCGATTGTCGGATTAAACTGTCCTAAAAATCCAGGTATTGTTTTCTGAATTTGTTGCATTGCTGAACTGCCGAAACTTTGAGTAAATAAATTGTTTACGCCTTGTAACATGGTTAATTCAAACACTGGGTCAGTTATAGATGACATTGCACTTAATACATGGTTTAAAGCTAATGATGCACCGCCTGTTAAGTTCTGTGGCTTGTCCTTTATGAAACTTTGATACAATTCCGAACCCATCATAACAGGCATTATTTCAGGTGCTAACCAGTTGATTGTGTAAGAATAATTCCCAATATTTAAAGAATATTGCTGTACTCCGTTTTGCGAATCAAAACTTTGTGCTTTGCCTGTGGTATCTACTTTGCCTGTAATAATCCCCTGTGCTGATAGGAAAGCCCCAAGTCCTAATAACGCCGTTCCTGTTAATCCCTCCGAAGCGTGTCTTATAGCATCTGTGGCTTCTATCTTCCCAGATTTAACTTTTATAAGATCGGCTGTTACTGCTTTAATTAAGTTCAAAGGTGAGTATTCAAGTCCGCGCTTTACGATGTTAGCAGGAGTTTTCTTAAAAGGTACGACACCCTCTATAGCCATGTACCCGATCTTCCCAATTGGTCCTTTTGTAAGCAATTTTGTTTCTTGTTTGTTTACCCAAGTAGCAAAGGAATTAGCTTCATTAAAAGTTGCTTTTTGTGCTTGTAAAATAGAATGTTCTCTGCCTTTTTCAAGTGCTGAAATAGCTTCATCTGTTCCGCTGCTCAAAAACTTCGCTGTATACTTATTCGATTTCATGTACTGTGACATATAGTCAATATAAGCGGACTTGCTGAAAAGCGTGTCTTCTGCACCTAATAAGCCAAAATTGCCTTTTCTTGCACCCTCTAAAGGTTTTAAAATAGTATTTATAGTCTTATTTTTGCTCACAAATATAGGTTGATTGTCTCTTATAATACTGCTATTTTCATTAAATTTATTGCCATGAAGAATGTCGCCAATTTCGTTATAGTCGCTTTTAGCAAAGGCTTTTGTTGCCTTATCGGCTTTTGAAAAAGGTATAAAAACTGCTGATGTACGGTTTCCCACTTCTACTTTAAAAGCTTTTTCAAGTCCAGTATTAATAACACTTGAAAATTTCCTAATTGGCATAAAAAACAGATTTCCATAAATGTTTCTAAGATGTGTTAAGGGATTGCCAAGCATGGAAAGATACCGCCAAGCGTTCATTTTATCACCCCAAGTTGACGGCGTTTGCTTTGCAATTTCTATAACAATTTGCTTTTCAACATCTGCTATTTCTTTTAATGATTTTGCCGCAAGCATTTGTTGACCTAATTCTGGTGATATCTCAATCTTTATTGCTTTATCCCCTAATCTCTCAAATAAATCAGAATTAGTTTTATCGACATATTTTTGCAAGTAGAATAATTTGCCTTGCGGTGTCATTTTCTTAAATAAACTCATTGATTGCGATATTTGACCGCTTCTTGTTCCTTCAATAGTTAATTGTGAAACAAGTCTTTCAGCCCCTGCTATATCTCCACGAGCATAAGCCTGCGTTAATAGTTGCTGTGCAAGTGCCATATCCTCTTTCGTAACAATTTTAGTACCGCTTGTTGCCCTTTCCCACTGTCTTGTAGCACCAGAAATGCCCTCTTCTGAAATGACCTTATCAGCACTTGCAACGGCTTTTACATCTGTTTTGATTAAATGAGAATAATTGCCATCAACAGCTTTTTGTTCAATTCTTATTGCCTGTGCATCAGTCAAGTTTCCACTTTCGCCAACAGTACGACTGAATTTTGATACCGCCATGTTATCAGCAGTTCTATTTGGAATTTGCATTATTCTTGTGGGATTTGTTCCTGTTTCAATTTGACCATATTTATCAATTAAATCTTTTGTTTTAGTAGATGCTTGTTCTGCCGCACCAACTGTATTTTTGCCAAAGCCTGCAACGTTACCCTCTGGAATGCCGTTCGACACGCTCTGTGCCACCGTAGAGGGGTTTTCTACCTTTACCGCTATATTGTCCACTTTAGGCAATAGGGTGTTAGGGAGTGCTGCAGAAGGCTGTACTGCTACCTCACCAAGATTTCTTTTAACAACATTATCAAAACGTTTACCGTTTTCAATAATTGGAGTAGCACTTTTAACAGCATTTGCCGCCAAAGCCGCCTTACTTCCATTAAATAATTTACTTGCACTTGCTAATTCTGCTGCCCTTTTAACACTTGTTGCACTATTTAGAGCATCTTCTAATGCCCCTGCTTTACCTATTTTATAAAGTTGTCTTGCGTTGCCTATACCCTGCGCTCCTATTAAACTTGTCGGGTCTGTTAATGTATCACCTACGATGTTAGCCGCAATATCAAGTCCACCACCTACAACAGGAACACTTTGAATTGCTTTATCAATATTTTTCCCCGATAAATCAGATATCATATTCATTAAACTGTAGTATCCATCCGGTTTAGAAACATTTCCAAACTTGTTTGTAGCCATTGGAATAGCCGCACGTAAGGCTGTAGCAGGTGCACTGATTGTATTCCCTAATGATATTGGTATACTTAAAAGTCTTTCACCTAAAGGAGTATAACCGCCCATAGCCTTTTCACCTTTTGCGTTGAAATTCTCACTGTAATTAGTATAATTATTAGGTAAAAGTTTTGCAGTTTTATCTGCAAGCGTTGACGGTCTAATAGTAACTTTTGACTTATTCGCCGCCGCTTGTGCCATATGTGCATCTATCTGTTTCCGTGCCGCTGTAGCCCCTACTATGCCGCCGTTGAGGTTTGTGGGCATAAGCGTGGTATCTGGTTTAAATGCCGCTGTAGGCTTAATTTGAGCATAAAGTTCTGCTGCTGTTGGTCTTTTTGTAACATTAACGGTTGGCGTTTGGGGTACATTTCCGCTTTTTAAACTTGCATATAATTCCGCTGCTGTAGGTCTTGCCATCTTTCTACCCCCTTAAAGTCCGTAATGTTGAACCATTCTTGTGTACGCATCGCCATTTATTGACCCCTCATTATATCTACTGTCAAGTACCTGTTTCATTACTTGTTTATTCCAGTGTGATTGATTGCCCGCTGCTGACATTGCATTCCAAACACCAGTTTCACTTTCTTGCGGTGCATTTTGTAGCCCTGCCATAGTTAAAGCTTGCTGCCTTTGTGCAGGGTCACCAATACCATAATAATCTAACTGACTATTCAAGGCATTATAATCATTCATTTTACCGTTTCCGCTCATAGTTTTTATAAAGTTCGGTACGATTGCTTCAATAGTTGGAGCTGCGGCGGCCGCTTTTGCTTGTGCTGTTGCTTTTGTTGCCGCTTGTGACTGATTATACTCCCTTTGTTTTTCAGCCATATCTCTGTCATATTGTGCCTGCGCCGCTATTACCGCCTGTTCTGTGTTGTACTGATTAGTTGCGCCTGTGGTGATATAATCCGAACGTTGTGAGCCAATATCTGCGAGTGCCGCTGCTTCTTTACTTGCAAGGTCTGAATTGCTTGTATTGTAATTAATACCCATAGTATTAATATTGTTTTGTGCTTGTAAATTAGCCGCATCCTGCCCTTTATTCGCTGTATCAACCGATTTTTGCCACGTGCTATTAAGACCTTGCAAGTAGTCATAATTTAAACCACTACCCGAAGCGTAACCTTGATTTGATACGACAGCAGGGGCAGCAAGAGCCGCTTTTTGGCTTGCCAGATATGCACTTTCTCTTGCAGGTTGAAATTGTCCAGGTATTGTAGCTTTATCTTGATTTGCTATTCCTAAAGAGTTCTGATATTGCGCAGTTAAATTATTAATTTGCGTTTGATAATCATTTTTAACCGTGTCATTTAATGGGTTGTATTTTGCATCTGCCTGTTTTGTAAAGGCTGCTATTAATTCGTCATATGTTGCCATCTTTCTACCCCCTTTAAATCAGTCTGCCGATTTTAGCATTTATAATAAATTTGCTTAATCCGAATGCCCCGTTATCACCCTCAATACGCCTAACCCCCACTTTGTATTGCTGTGTCCATTCCGAAGATAAAGAAAGTTTAAATGGTGATACTGTACTGTTGTCGTCAATATCTATAAGTTCGGTTTGCTCTCCATATTCATCAATGAGTAGCCCCTCAATAGTCATGTAGTCCGCACTTGACAAGGACAGCCACATCTTATTGACTTGCTTTAATCTCTCTGGTACGCCATTGTCAAAGGTCTTAGAATAGAGATAAACATCAAACCATACTGAACCTTCGTCAAGCGGTTGCATTTCATCAAAAGCATAAAGAAAGTTATTTTCAAGTGCAGAACCCCATATCTTGCCACCATATAAAAACGCTGTTGTAAGCGCGTGAGGAATAGTCCATATATACCAAGCAAGTCTATTTTGTAGTTTTACAGTATCCGAATAATTTATAAATGCTGTAGTATTGTAGTCCCATAAGTAAACATTTTTACCGACAAAAAGCACATAATAATAACCGTTATCAATAGACACTGCATTTTGCAAGTCTACAAGAGAATTTGCAAGTATCTCATTGTTTATGTTCTGGGATATTGGAACAATTACACGTTCGTTGTTGATGTTCGTGGTGGCGATTGTGTAAACTCCACCTTTTGAATTCGCCCATGTTAGATTATTATTGATAAGTTGAACACTTTTCGGCATATCACAACCAATGCCAACATGAATTTCACTTGTTGGAAAGTATGATTTTGAGTTAGCACTATCCCACGAAAAGCCTTTTTCATAAACGCTATTTTGCTTTAAAATAACTAATTTGCTAAACGCTTTGCCGAACGCTGTTATAGGCTCTGACGGTGAACCCACGTAGTCCGTATTACTTATAGGGAAGTATGAAGGGTCTTTTGCCGCACTCCAATACACCGCATTAGGTTCATCTGGATTACCGCTCAAAAACACGCTGTCGCCAGAAGCCAGTCCTTGATATGAACCGCCGAACCATGCCGCAATATTACATTTAAGAATAGGATTAGGGTCTGCATATATAGTTTTTGAATATTGTACGGTCATGTTAGGTATCGCGGCTTTCTTCGTGGCACTATCTGCAAGAACGACACTAAAGGTTATAATTCCGAGTGTTCTATCGAGTGTTGCAGTAATAGTTCCATTAGTTCTAACTGTTTCACTTACACCAAACGTAAATAATCCGTGATTTTCCCAATCGGGGTCGCCCGTTAAATCGTTATAAGTTACAGTTACATCAGTGTTATCTATTGTTTTATCTGGTAAATTGTAAACCTTGTCAACATTGTTTGTTAGAAATTCACATTGACACTGTGGGGTTAAATAGTTTCTTGATTCTAAAGCATCCCCTGCCCCTGATGGTGTCATGTTTGTTAAAATTACTGGGGCATGAGGGGTAAATGGTTTTATTACATTAGTGAATGGAGATGTAGCTATTTTTTTGGTATATATTAACTGTGCTCCTGTTGTAAGAGTAAAAACAGTTGAAAGACTTGGAGATACATATAACAAGTAATCTGATATGATAAAGAAATATCCGTTTCCTGCTAGCATTACTTGCGTTCCTTTTGATTGCCATGTGGTTGAACCTGAAATACTATTTGAGGAACTAATATTAGACTTAATTAGATGACAATTAGAAAAGTCATAATTTTTATCTGCATCTCCAATTGCTGATCCATCAGACCAAAAATACTCTACTTCTTGAATAAGTTCGCCACTAGCTGCACCACTACGTACTTGTAAATATATAATATTGTTTTTTGTTAAAATATAACACCCGATATTATAAATATAAGCATCACCATCCAATGTTATAGTGGTTGTTGAAATGTAGCCGTTTTCGTCAAGACAAACATCTATAATTTTTCCATAAGTTTGTTCTATCTGTTTGATAAGCCCCGGACGCATACTTAAAAGTTTATTTTTATAGTAAAAATTATTAACATCTGACATTTGATTGTCGTCTATTTCAGTATCAAGTTTAGAGGTGTTCAATCCCCCAAACGGCTGTATTTCTAATTTTCTATCATCCAAAGGTGCCATCATGGGAATTTTCATATAATCACCTCTAATTATTAAGGTCTGTCAAAAGTCCGAGTGAATCAACAATTTGAAGCGCTACAGGTGACATTTGATTTTTAGCGTTTTCATACTTAACACCAAAAAATGACACCTTATTTACATCTTCATCAAGTGCGGCGAAATCTCTTGCCATGCCTTGAACCATTACACGCCTTGCGGTCATATCCGATACTGTTAAAACATCATCAAGACTTGTTAAGGCAGGTGGTAAGGGTAATGTGTCAAAATCATAACCCTCACAAATTAATAATTCTGTTTGTAAAGAATCACAAGTTGTTGGCGCAATCGAAAAGTATTTGCTTTCTCTGTTTTCGTCAATGTTGCCCCGATTTCCCCCTCGGCCGAGTAGTTTTAGGGCTGTTTGAGTTACTTCTCTTACGGTTTGTGACATTTTTAACACCACCTTTACTTACAATAGGCTTAATTTCTTCTACTGGTTTTGGCACTTCTGCTATTTCCTGCACTATTTCTGGTTCTATTTCTTCCACCATTGGGAACATTAAAGTTGCCCACACAAAATTTACATTGCTTTCGTCTATTTCAAATATTCCGTCTTTATCCGTTACCGCTACATAAATAGCATTTTTTTTAACAACAAAGTCTGGAAAAGTTTTAAATTTCATTTTAATACCTCCTTTTGGGATAAGGGGCGACTTTTTGCCGCCCCCATTAACTTTAAAATATTATATCTGGACTGCCCACTGCACAAGTTCTGTAGGCTTGACAACTTTTGCACCATAGATGTTAAAGCCTTTTATTGCATCTGCAAAGTCAAGGTCAGGGCGATAAGCTTCGGTTTTAAATGCTTTCTGCTCTGCAAAGGCAAGGGCTTCAGGTGTACGGATTATGCAGTTGTAGTATGCCGATGCTGTTCCTGCGGCCACGGGTAAAGTTGCTGCAACATCACTTGTGATAGTGACTGATGGAGTTTCATAAACATTAGCACCGAGCAGCATACCTCTAAATCCGTTTTTCATAATGCTTTCATTTGGCAGGGTCACATTGATAACCGCTTGCTGAATGAGATTGTAAATGTATGGATGAAGTTCGATATTGATTGTGCCGGTTACTCTGTTAGTCCTTAACTTAGTGAGGGCAGTTCCCAAACTTGCAAGGATATTGGCTGCGGTTGCTGTTGTTAAAGTTGTACGGTTTGAACCGCTCTTTGCCAAAAGGTCATAGACAAAAACGTCCTGCACAACTGCAAGGTCATTTGCTGTTTTCTGAATGATGGGGTTCATAACTGCAACATTGCTCTGAATTTTATCAACATCACCGACTTTGAAGTTAATATACTTCATCTGGTCAACAATCAAGTCCATTGTGGAATCTGTGATATTTTCAGCGGCATCAATTGCTGTGCCGTTGACATAGGTTTTGATAGTTGCACCGACAAGACCTTGAATATGTACTGTGTCACCTTGTTTGGCTATTTCACCTTCGTAGGCTTTCCAACTGTTCTGAACGCCTATGCAAGCAAGATCTCTTGCCATGAGAATTTTTGTAGACCATATTTCTGGTTTAAAATGATCATATGCCATTATAAATTCCTCCTAATATTTTTTTATTTCCATTTAGACATAATTTTGTCTATCTTTCCAGAGCTGATAAGCTTGTATTTTGCTTCACTTGTGAGGTTGTCATATTCCTCTGATGTGTAAAAGTCTTTTTCTGCTGCTGTTTCGCTTGAAATGCTGCCTGTCGTTGCTCCTGCCGCCGATGTATTGCTGTTCATTGCGGCAATCTTAGCTTCAAGCTCCAGCACTTTAGAATTAGTTAACTTGCCTGTTTGTTCTGCTTCAAAAAGCTTGTATGCAGCAAAGGGGTGCTTTTCATCGGCAAGCCCTAAGTCGATATACTTCTTGATTCCCTCCATCACTTCATCGGGGATGTTAACCTCTCCGTTTTTAGTGAAATCGGGGTTAGCCCTGACAATCATGTCAAGTTGCTTTGAAATGGCTGAATGTTCCTGCTCAACTTGTAAACGCTTTGCAGAAATTAACTCACCTGCTCTTGTATCTGCTTCAACTTTTGCAAGCCGCTTAGCCACTGATTCAGTATTGCCCTCGTCTGAAAGTTCCCTGTAGGTGGCATCATAAACGCCCTGCGCTATGGCTTTTTCCGCTGGTGAAAGCTCAACTTTTACAGGTGGTTTAACTTCAAGTTTGTTGCGCTTGTACTGCTCATAGTTGGTAACTTTGCCGCCGGTTAATTCGGATATTGCGGTGTCCCTTTGCTTTTCAGCTTCACGGCGGGCGGCTGCAAACTGGGCATCAGTTTCTTTTGGCTGTGTCTGCGTGGCGGGTGCAGGTACTCCGCTGTCTACTGCGGCGGCACTTTCGCCTGTGCCTGTATTTGTGGCTTCTGCTGGTGTTGCAGGGGCTTGTGGGGCGGCGGATTCCACTGCTTCGCCTGTTGTTTCATCTGCGAAAAATTGCATTCCAAGGTTTAAAAAGTCTCTCATAAAAAGTCCTTTCATTTGGGTTTTATGCGCTATCCCAAGCGAAATATTTAAACAATTAAGCGGATTATTGTGCTTGTCCCATCTGCGGGGGCGGAAACATTTGTGGTGGAACTGCTTGCTTTGCTTTTATTTGCTCTAAAGCCTGACTTTGTGCCTGTGCCGCTTGTTCTGCTTGCCTTTTTTCTATCAAATCAATCATTTCTGACTTATTTGGAAAATAATTGTTTGGTACTGCTTTAAGGAATGTTAAAAAGTCTATTTGCCCGCTTTGTACGGACTTTGCAAGATTTTCCATGCTATTGTCGACAAAGTCTTTTGTAGGGCCTATATCTATTTTCACGCTCCAAAGTTTACCTTTTACTTTTGCAGGGTCAAATATTGCGGGGTATTCGTGACTGTGGTCGTCCGCAAGGGTTATATACCGCTTTACATCAATATAATTGATTTCCATATCAAGCCAGTTACGAGCAAATTCCCTTATAAAGGCATAAAAACGCTGTCTTATGTTCTCTATCGGGACCTCTGCCTGTGTTTTTGCCATTAAAAATGCACTTGAATTTACTGGGTTAACATTACCCATTGAAACATCATTACTACCCATCATTTCAAGGGTTGCACGCATTAGTTTGTCAGGTAAAGCATAAGCATCATTCGGCATACTTGCAGGTTGCAGGTACTTTGCCGCACTATTTATATCACCATTCACTGCTATTGGCTTTGAAAGGTCATTATCCCACTTTCTAATACCAGCTGATGTGCTATAAATTACCTTAGGCATTCCTAATTGTAAAATGTATAAAATTGCATAAGCATACACTTTATTTACTGCCACTTGATTAGGTACAAGTCCTGTGACTTCTGCTCTGCCGTGACAACTGTTTTTACGCAGTTCCCAATTCATTATTGCTATCGGGTATCTGGTGAGCTTGGTGTCCCACATCTTGCGTATAATCATACCCTTTACGCTTTTTTGAGCGAATATTTTGCCTGAATCAAGGTCGCGCCATAAATACAATAAAGTTATACATTTGCCGTTTTCTTTATCTTGAAGTTCTATTTTTGACATATCTCCGCTTTGATAGTTGTAATCTTCATCTTGTCTAATGGTTTCTATATCATCCGCTTTAACACCGTTTGTTTTTGCTTGTGATATAACGCTTTCCACAAGTTCACGCCTTGCAATAATCATGCCAGGTTGTTTCTGCGGATCTCGCTCATTAACATCGTTCGGCAGATAATTAACGTTGTCTATTGTTTCTACACCAATCATGCCCTTGCTTGTTTGTCCGGTTTCTTCCTTGCTGTCCCAGTAGTTGTAGAGAATATAATCTCCACTAATGCAAGCATCAAGTAATCCGCATTGGTTAACATAATCCATGTTGAGTTTTGCCCAATCGTTTTCAAACATGCCGCTTAATACGGTGCTTTCCGCAGAAGATACATAAGGGCTGTCGGGCAATTTAGTGCCATTTTTAGCAGCGTTAAGGGTTTCTAAACTTGCTGTATTTATTGCATTTTCTGTTTCCGGTGTAACAACTTCTTTAGGCCAGTTTGGGGCAGTGAATAAAGTTTTTATTCTACTTGAGGCTGTATTTGCTACTTTCTGCTGACAACTTCGCTTGATGAAGTTTATTACAGGTTTAGGAAGTGAAGTGTTAGCCCCTCCCCACTGGTCACCAACGTAAAAGCGTTCATTACGTGTTACAGTGTCATACAAATTAATTGTGCTTTTATATGTAACACCTGTTTGATATAAATTCCACATTCTGCTTGCATCCGGTGCCACTACTTTGTTTGGCATAAATTACACCACCTTATCAGTTTCAAGTTCACCGCTGAAATTCTGCATGTTTTGTACTTGCGTGTTATAGTCTGCTATTCTCTTGCTATCTTTAACATCTTTAGCGACATCTTGTATGCCCTCCACAGCGGCTTGTACTGGGTTGCGTATCTGTACCGGTATTTCTTTACGTGCCATCTGCAAACCGTTCTGCTGCCCTCTGATAAAGCACCACATACCGAATATGCAAACAAATATTCCAACGACTTCACTTATTAAAGCGCTAATTAACATACTCATTCACCTACATACTCAAAATTAAATATTGTTTTTTGCATTTTTTCAATATCTTTTGGGTTGATATTTAAAGTAGTAATAGGGATAATTTCCTCGCATATTTGAGCCGTTTCACATTCATCCCCTGTACGGTAGATAATCCTATATTGTAGTTGTAATGGTCGATGTTTAGATTTTTCTTTTTCTAATTCGCTTATTTTAGCTTCAAGAACCTTAATTTCTGAATTAATAACTTCTGTTCTGTTCATTTAAAATCCTCCTTGTTATATTTTCTCTCGACAATCCAAACAATATATAAAACAATTGAACCCCCGATTGATATTCCACTTAAAATTCCTGAAATATAAGAAAGCAAGTCCATTTAAAATCCTCCGTACAAATATTCTGAATCTATGCCTGCTGCGCCGTAATCACGGTAAGGGTTTTGTGCGTTAAGGTAATCTTCTCTTTCTTTTCCAAAATTAAATAATGGGGTTATTTCTGATTCTGTCGGGACAATAGGCCTTGAAATCGCCCAATATCTTAAAGTATCTGGTAAATGTGTTATTTCATGGGGTTCTGTTGCCACATCGTTGCCATCTTTCCGGCTATATTGCAGTAAAGGTAAGCACCTAATCAGGTTAATGCAGTTTTCGAATATCTGTAGTCTTGCTGATGTATTGCCTTGGCCGTCTGCAATAGGTTTTAACCATTCTTTAAGAGCGTACCATCCGTTTACCCTGTTGTTGTCTGCCTTTTGAAAGTACAATCCGCTGTTAGTAAATTGGTCTATAGGGCTTAAGCCATCTGTGCTGCGCCTTGCCCATAAGTCAGGCGGCGCTATTCTCAAGTAAATATTAGGCTCGTTAAGTTCAAGTTCTAATATCCTTTTAGCGGCATCTGAAACAATCAACCCATTAGCGGCGTCTTGTTCTTTTGCGTCCTTGCCTTTGAATATTTCCCTGTAAACGTAGGCTTTACCCTCTAAAGATATTGCAATCCATAGTCCTGCAAGTGCGTCAAGTCCATAATCATTTATATAGTATCTATTCCATGATGAGGGAATAGGGAACGGCTTGCATACGTGTATCTGTTTACTAAACTCATTGAAATACTGCCCTTCAAAAATGTCCCAGTCTCCATAAAGCAAGGCTTTCTTTTGGGATTCGGGTAACTGTAGAAGTTTACTTTTATATGCAGGATCTTTATCCATCAGAAATATGTTGTCGTCTACTTTAGACGGAATGAACATTCGGGTAGATATTGAACCATCTTCCATAGTTATACTTACTATCTTGTTAGGCTCTGCGCCATCTATAAATCTTGACTTCACCCATGTGTGCCCGATATCGCCAGGATTAGTTGAGGACTTCATGGCTTTAGGAAAGTTGTTCGCTCCCCTGTTTCGGCTGATAAGATATGTATACTGAAATTCCGTAAAGGTTGTAAGTTCGTCGAATCTAATAACATCATAAGCGGCCGACTTATATCTAAAAACATCTGTTTCGCTCTCACAAAAGCCGTAGTCTATAATTGAGCCATTTATAAAAGTCATGGTATGCTTCGATTGATTATAGTTAAATTTATCGTTAGGGTATACAGCCAAACTATCTCTAATAAATGAAGCTTCAAGTTCTGGAAATGTACGCCTTAAAATTAATTGTTTAGAACCGTTATATTTTAAGGCGTAGATTAAAGCATCCATTATTTGCGAAAAAGTTTTACCACCCCCCGCCGCTCCACCGTACAAGACTTCGTCAACAGTAGACTGCATAAAAAGAAGCTGATTAGGGAATACGTCAAAATTAATATCGTTATTAGCTTTATTGCTTGCCGTATTATCAACTCCTTTAGCCATTACGGCGGCAGTTTTTTTCTAAAGTGAGAGAACACTGCAAAACTTACTACCGATTCATTCAAGATTATATCGGTAACTTATTTTGGAGCTGATATGAGGATTCGAACCCCAGACAAGCTGCTTACAAAACAGCCGTTCTTCCAACTGAACTATATCAGCAAATAAAAAGGGATACAGCCTAAGCCATACCCCACAAACCGTTACCATTTGAAACGGTTTTGTTGTGGAGGTCTCACTTAAGAGACAGGCCACTTGATATTAAATTATTTCAAGTCGTCAATTTGTTAGTCGCCAGACGACAGGCAGACATTTAAAATAAGTATGCGGGCAATGGACTTCCACCATTGCATGAGGATATTCGTGAAAAACGTCTCTACCAAGCGACAGACTCGGCGTAACCCTCTTATTCCCACCTATAAGCGTCTTATTCCGCCACCACATACG